CTTAGTAATTATATAATTAAATTAAGGGATCTTATAATTGATGAGAATTGCTCATTAGATGAGAACTTTATAATGTTTGAGGCTCTGACTATCGTCGCTAAAGACCTGCTTCATGTTACTATGGATGATTATCAGGCTTTACAAGTCATGGAACAGTCGTTAAAAGATATGTCAGATAATGTAACTATTCATTGATATGAAAAAAAATTTAAAACCAATACCAAAAAGCAACAAGGGCTTACCTAAACTACCTAAAGCTGTTCGTAACAAAATGGGCTTTATGAAAAGAGGAGGCATGGTAAAAGGTTCTAGAGAGGGATCTATTATTAATACTCAAACATCTTTTAAAAAAGGTGGACTTGCTGGTAGACTTGCGATGCGTGGTTACGGAAAGGCTAGATAATGAACTTTAAAAAAACCAAAGTTGAAGTTGTTAAACAAAAAAACCCGTTTCCTAATTTGATAGTATCTTCTGATGCTGCAATTGTTTACTCACCTTTTGTTGTAAAAAAAAATAAAGGTGCTGGTCCTCAAGGACAATCAAGCAATGCACAAATCAAAAAAGTTGCTTTCAAGGGTGTAAAGTAATACAACCCAACTAACAAAGGAGGTTTCTATGAATCTAATAAGAGACTTAGTCGATCATTTAAAAGAATGGTCTGATTGGAAAATGAAAGATTGGATTAAAGCTGGTATTGTAGCAATAATCGTAATTGTAATTATAGGAGCAATCTAGTTTATGGTTTGGCAATTATTGGCTAAACCACTTCTTGGCGTCGTCGCTGACGGCGTCAAGGGTTTTGTTGACACTAAAAAAGCAAAACAAGAATTAAAACTTACAACCATTAAAGCAACGCAGAAACTTAAAGAAGACCAGATTGCTGGTAAAGTTGCATGGGAGCAAAGTGCTGTTGACCAAATGAAGGGGTCCTGGAAAGATGAGGTAGCATTAATTGTTTTACTTCTTCCAGCCGTTTTAGTCTTCACGCCTTTACAAGATCATGTGCATAAAGGGTTTCTTGCTTTGCAAGACCTACCGTCGTATTATCATAATTTGTTGTACATTGCGATTTCAGCGAGCTTTGGCATCAAGGCAGGATCTAGTGCAATAGGAATGTTTAAAAAGAAATGAAAAAATCAAATAAGAAAAAAGTTAAAAAAGTAGTTAAAGGTTTAAAGAAAGCATCTAATCTTCATGCTAAACAAGCAAGGACTTTACAGAAAGTAATAAAGAGTAAATGAGCTACGAAGAGTTATCTAATTCAGTAAAATTAAGTGAAGGGTTCAGAAATAAAATTTATCAAGATACCGAGGGGTTTGACACCATAGGTTGGGGCCATAAAGTTGTAGCAGGCGATCCTTTTCAAGCAGGTGTTGAATATACTGAGCAAGATTTACAAGCAGTTTTTGATAAAGATTTACGAAAAGCTATTGCTCAAATGAAGCAATTATGTATGCAAAATAGTGTAGAAAATTTACCAGAAACAGCCGAACACGTCATTACAGAGATGTGTTTTCAACTTGGCCAGACAGGCGTGTCCAAGTTTCGTAATATGTGGAAATGCCTGCAGGAAGCTAATTTTATTGGTGCGAGTTTTGAAATGCTTGACTCCAAGTGGAATAAACAAACCCCAAACCGTTGTAAAAAATTAGCTGACCTTATGAAATCATGCGGTTAGAAAATTTTTTTACAGCATATAAAAAGCAATTAATTGATAGACAAAAGTCTGTAGAACAGTCTATATTAGGAGGATTGTGTAAGAGTTGGGATGATTATAGATATCTCACAGGTAAACTTGATGCACTAAAACAAGAAGAACAGGAACTCACGGACCTGCTAAAGAAAACGGAGCTTGAAATAGATGAATAAAATAATTATGCCAAAACATATATGGGATGGCAAAGCAGTAGAAAAAAAGAAAAAAGAACTCGAGAAAGTGCCAACACCGACAGGATGGAGAATGGTATTATTTCCATTAAAATTAGATTCAAAAACTAAAAGTGGATTATATCTTACTGATGATACAATTCAGCAATCACAGGTTACGACAAATATAGCTAAAGTTTTAAAAATGGGCCCTAGTTGTTATAAAGATAAAGAAAGATATCCTGATGGACCTTGGTGTAAAGAGGGTGATTGGGTTTTAATAACTACATATGCAGGATCAAGAATAAGAGTTGAGGATGGAGAATTAAGAATTGTTAATGACGATGAAATAATTGCAAAAGTAGATGATCCGAGGGACATACTACCTAAAAACATATTTTAAACATGGAGAACTCTATGCAACCACTAGCAAGATCGGAACAAGATAAATCTGTTCCTTTAGATACATCAGGAGAACCTGTTGATATCGAATTAAAAGAAGAACAAAAAGAAGAAGTAGAACAAGTCAGTGAAGAAAAAACTGAAGATACTTCTCCAGAAAAAAAAGAAGAAGTAAAAGATGAGGCAGAAGAATATTCTGCTAATGTAAAGAAAAGAATTGATAAACTTACTTTTAAATTAAGAGAAGCTGAAAGACAAAAAGAAGAGGCTTTAAAATTTGCTGAAGCTCAAAAAAAAGAGGTTACTTCTCTAAAATCAAAAGTACAAAAAGTAGATGAGGGGTATCTTGATCAATATCAAAAAAGAGTTTCTACAGAAATGGAAAAAGCTCAAAACGTTTTGCAGACAGCTATTAATGCAGGTGACGCAAAAGCACAGGTGGAGGCTCAAAAAGCTATTGCTAGATTAGCTATAGAGGAGGAAAGAGCGAGCGCATCAATTAAATTAAGAGAAGAAAATAAAGAAAAAATTACTGAACAACAAAAAAATGCACCAACTCAGCCACTACAACAAGCTAAACCTGACGCTAAAGCGGAAGAATGGGCAGAAAAAAATAGTTGGTTTGGAGCTAATGAGGCTATGACATTTACGGCTTTATCTATTCATAAAAAATTAATTCAAGAAGAAGGATTTGACGGCAAGTCAGATGAGTATTATAAAGAATTAGATAAACGTATACGTCAAGAGTTTCCTCACAAGTTTGAAAAAACTGAGGAGGATAAAGACAAGAGCACCCGCGTAGTTCAGACGGTTGCTTCTGCTAATAGATCTAAATCTGGACGCCGCACTGTGAGACTCACACCTTCACAGGTTGCTATTGCGAAAAAACTTGGTGTGCCACTTGAAGAGTACGCAAAACACGTGAAGGAGGCGTAAATGAGTACAGATAAAATAAACAAAACCTCACGCAAGCTCGAGACCCGAGAAAAACAGGCTCGACCAAGAGGATGGGTTCCACCATCCAGCTTAGATGCACCTGAACCACCTGAAGGTTTTCACCATCGGTGGGTAAGAGCTGAGTACCGTGGGCAACAAGACGAAAAAAACGTCATGGGAAGACTACGAAGCGGATATGAATTAGTTATGGCTAGTGAGTATCCAGACAGAATGGATTTACCTTCTGTATCTGACGGCAAATACAAAGGTGTTATAGGAGTTGGTGGTTTGATTTTAATGAGATGTCCTGTTGAAGTTAAGGAAGATAGGGATGCCTACTTCCAAGGCAAGACAACAGATCAGAATAAATCAGTAGAAAACGATCTTCATAAGGACGAGCATCCCGCAATGCCAATCCATCAGGAAAGGCAAAGCAGAGTAACATTTGGGGGCAAGAAGTCTAATGGTTAGATTAATGTCTCTAAATATTTAGAAGGAGACTAATATGGCAAATATTGATGCGCCATTCGGTTTACGTCCTGTTTCAAAACTAGGTTCAGCGCCTGGAGGAACTACAGGAACAACTAAATACTCAGTTGCGGATAACCAAGGTACTGCGATCTTCACTGGCGACCCCGTCAAATATAAAAACGACGGAACAGTAGAGGTAGCAACCGCAGGTGATCCAATTTGTGGAGTATTCATGGGTTGTTTCTATACAGATCCAACAACGAAGAAACCGACGTTCCGAGATCATTTCCCAGCGTCCCTCTCACCAGGAGATGGGATTGCATTTGTAGCTGACGATCCAGATCAACTGTTTATCTGTCAACAAGATTCAGTTTCTGCGAACGCTGTCGCTGCAGACTTAAACCTAAACGCTAACTTGGTCTTTGGCGCTGGAAGCACTACTACTGGGCTTTCTGGTGTTGAGATCGATTCAAGCTCAAAAAACACAACTGCTACCTTACAGGTCAGATTGATGAGTTTTTATGATTTACCAAGCAATGACGCTACTGCTAATAACAGTATCTTAGTTGTTAAAATTAATAACCATCAATTAGGATCTCACACAGGTACGGCAGGCGTATAAGGAGGACTAGACTATGGCTATTAATAGAGCACAACTGGCCAAAGAACTGGAACCTGGCTTAAAC